AATGTAATTGTTGCATGGTCATAATGTGTTTTACGTTGACCGTTATCAAAATCATAATGTGTAGTAACATCATATGTTGAACTTGACAACATTGCAGTTGTTACATTAGCAGCAGGACTTCTTGAGTCTGTAATTCTAACAATTTGTAATACATCGGGTACTTGTAAACTAACTGCTTTACCTGGTGTTCTTAAATTTGTTAATTCAGTAGTATTATCAAAGAATGTTGAACCAATAGCAGGAAATGCATATCCTGTTCCACTTACTGCAGTCACTCCAGTTGAATTTGCAGAATATAAAATATCAGTACCTTGTGTACCTGCAGTATTTAATTCATATGGAATCTTAGTATGTAGATTTAATCCTGTTGTTGCTGGTATTAATTGTTTACCACGAATTGCACCCGAAGATGAATTTTCTGCATTATTAACTTTAGAGTTAATCAATAAATCAACTTTTACACCTGCAGTATTAACATCAATTTCAAAATTTGTTGAACTGATTGCAGTTACCGTAAATAAATTATTTGCTAGTCCAAGAATAGTATTTGCAGCAATACCCGATGTGGTATTTGCGACAGTATCGTATCGAACCATACAAATAATATTATCTCTAATATTTGAATCGGAAATAACACCAGATGAACCGCAGAATGAGAATGTATCTGTACCTTCTGCACTAATACTAATTACACCTCCAGAATCTGCAGTTTTATTACTATAAAATTTCTTCGCATAAAAATCCATATTTGTCAAAGTGGAAGCTTTCATTGCTTGATATGGCACATCAAATATTAATGAGGATCTTTGTGGTTCCATAATCATTGCAAAACCAGTTGTTGTATCTTTAGAATCACTATTGATATTACCAGCAAATGTTTTTGTAGTACCACTTTTAATTACAAATGATTCTGCATTTTTAAAATCTGAATCAATAGAGAATGTATTTGATGTTGGAGTAATTGGCCATGCAGACTGTAAGTAGATATGTGTTGCATTAGATGATTGAATTAATACTGGAGAAATTCCTGTACCACCTGCATCAGTAACTCTAAAATACATATTTGCATATGCATCGGTACCTACAGTTGAAGAAAAACCAGCAGGCATACGAATTGATCTTGTATTTGAACCTGATGCTTGAGTTGTACCGGTAATTGATACACCATTAGCAGCAAATGTATGAACAGTAAATGAATGTGTATTACCAATTTCTAATGTCGTTGAATCGTTATAATCCATCATATTGGCACGTATTTCACCAATCTTTGTAGAATTATATGCCGTAGTGGTTGTTGTATTAACACTTGTATGTGCAACACTGTGAACATCTAATAATGGATAATTTGTAATATCTAATGTACCATACACAGTATCTAATACAATAGAACTTTCATAATTTGTTGATACATCATATCCTTCAACATTTGCTACTTCTCTGGCACGACTTAATTCTATTGTTGTTGGTGCAATAGTTTGAAATTCATATCCACCAACATATGCTTTACCCGGATCAAGAACAATATTAAACATACCATTTGCAGAATCACCTTCTTCAATAGAAATAACGAATGGGTCTACAGTATAGTTGCCTGACTCATCGTATGTTCTACGAGCTAACATTTTTTCAATTTCACTATAGATTGGGTAATCAATTTCTTTTGTCTTTACACCATCTACTAAACGAATAACTTCAAAGAATGAAGATACATCTGCAGAATCTAATGATCTTTTTGATAATGCTGTGTTGATTACAAATCGTTCTGCGCCTGGCGCTTGATAATTAAATGCGCCTTGCGCCGGATCTAATAATGAAGTGTCATCAATTTCATCTACAATAGTTGAATCAAATTCAACACCAATCTTGTATGATGGTTGTTTATTGATTGTTGTAGAAGTACCCAATCTATAAAATAATTCAAGAACTAAAAACTGAGGAGTAACTTTTACAAATTGACCTTTGAAATAATATACACCATCTTGAATACTTGCAACGTAAGAAGAACCATAAGCAGCAGTATCTTTTAATTGTGCATAGATATTTTGACCATAAATCTTTAACTCATCCGATTCAACAAACCGATCACCACTAAGATATTTAATAACCAATACTAGATTTGTATCAGCACTATCAACAGCAATAACTTTTGCTCTTGCCAATTTTGTAGAGTTGTATGATACAATTGTTTTTCCTAGATAATCGGAAGGAACAATATCTGCGTTATTATATTGTGCATTTAAGATAATATAGTTAGCAGCAGTATCTAAAGAAATTTTACCACCAATTATTGGACTACCACTTTGAAATATATGATTACCAAATTTTTCTATTTGACTTGATAAAATTGTTTGCAGTTGAGTAAGCTCTCTTGCCTGAACTGAATATCCAGGACGGAAAAGAACCCGCATAAAGTTTTTATCTTCATTGAAATCATCGTAATATGGATCGTAATTGAATAGAGTAGTCATTTATTCCTCGTTAAAAACTCAGTATAAAACGGATTCGTTCGGTTTGTGCATCATCACGGGTTATTGGTGTTTTACTTGTTATGTATAATATTTTTCCTGAATACAAATCAAGTGTTGGATTCTGTATTGCATTTACAACACGAATTGCACCTGTATCTCGGCCTTTGATTGCAGAATTTACTGACAAAGTGCCACGAACATTATTTACATAAAGATGATTTTCTACGGTGTCAAAAGATATAACGTCCGCAGTAAATGTTGAATCTGCATAAGTTGCACCTTGATAAACAACCTCATCAACACCAAAATCACCTACACCAGGTGATGTTGTTATTCTTGTATATAAAGTATATGCTCCACCAGTTGCAGGATTTGTTGTTTCATGGAGATATGGATTATGTAACAATACTACTTGTCTAAAATCATTATCTGTTGGTAATATACCAGATTCATCTTGGTCAAATTCAACATTAAACATTAAATTAGATGCAGATAATTCATATACTGGATCATATCCATGACCATCATGTGGTGCAATAGAAACTAAAGCAGTAGCATTATTACCAACACCACCAGTAACATCTGTAAATGTTAAATCTGCATAGGTATATTGCATTCCTCTATCTTGAATAATAACATCAACAACACGGCCACCCGTTACATTTGCTTTTAATACCGCACCAGTACCATCACCATCTATTGATATAATACTCTGTGTTGCGCCATTAGTATAATTATTTCCTGAATTTGTTATAGTAACAATATCAAGTCCACCACCAACTGCTGCGGCAGTAACAAACTTATTATTAACTACTGGCATCCAATCATCAGTTAAAAATCTTTGTTTTTGTACCGATGAAACAGTATACAAATATTTCCACTTATAACCATCTGCAGTTAAAACATATGGTTCTTCTAATGAAGTTGTAGATAATGATAATGCAGGTTCAGATGTAGAATTTGCGCTTGAGTTATTTGCTAAACATTTAAATACTTGATCTTTACTATTCAACACATAAAAATTAGTATTTGCTTCGTAAGTGTTATATTTTGTATTTGCAGTCCAATTATTCCTATCTACGACCAAAGATGCATTAGTATATGATAATTGTTTTGCCAATATACCATATCTATAATAATCATTCATCACAGCATCTGTTTCTGTAGGGGTAACTGGAACTTCAGTACCAGCATTCCAAGGTAATTGTTTACCTATAAATGCATACATGTATGATCTTCTTGATGTAGGAAGATATGAATTTGCCGTCAAATCTAATAGATTATAAAATTGTTTGGCAAGTAATACTTTTAAATTTTTTGTTATGAGTGATGACATAATTGTATTTATTTAACTTTTAAGACGTTTGTGACAATATTTGTAGTATTTGAAGTAAATGCAGTATCTACTTTGATAGTATTAGCATTTACAAAAGTAACAGTTTTAGTCTCATCAAAATATAAATTGATTGTCACATTATTTGCAGTAACACCAAGAGTATTTTGAGTAATTAGATATTTACTATTTGATACACTTAATACGGTTTCTGTATTGCCAGTTGATAAGTAAATAATATCACCATCAAGAATATCATTAATAAAGTTACAAGTATTACCAAATACTGTATTAGAACCAAGTGATATATTAACTGTATTTGCAACATTACGATACACACCAGTAAAGATTACAACATCACCAACATTGACATAATTCATTAAATTGGCAGTTGAATTTGTAGTTGCATTAGCACCATATACAATATTAAATTTTGTTGGCAATGCTTTTATTGTAATGCTTTGATTAACATCATTTGCAGAAACATTTTCGGAATTATTATCAATTCTTGTAACAAAAGTTTTTGTACCTAATGGATGAACAATATCATTCAAAGGTTTCTTAAATTTATTGTAATCTGTTTGTGAATTAATCACATATGAGAAATTATGAAATTTATTACCATCTTGTATAAACTTATCTTCACTTATATGTCCATCAGTATTCAGATAGATACCAGGATATCTAATCAATCCATTTTCAAAGTTTGCAGTTGCCTTAGCACGACCATCACCATATACCGTTGTGCTACCCAAAACAACATTACCAGAAACTGTTCCATCATCTGATTTAATTGTTTTAGTTACATCAAATGTTCCTATATAATCAAACAACCTAATAAATCCAGTAGATTGAATAAAGTTATCAACATATGCAGAAAATGTTGTTACTGTATTAGATGTACCTTGATATACTTTAGTATTTGATACAAACAATTGTCCAGAAGTAACATTCTGTAAAGTTAAATCCATATTTCTTAATGATATCATAGGAGCTTCAACATAATCATAACCATAACTAACTACACGAATCGAAGTTATAGCACCAATTCTTGATGTTGTTAATGCATATTGTTCACCATCACCTAGAACTTCACTAACATAAACATTAGCACCAGTACCTGAAACTGTGTTTATTGTGATTGTTGGTAATGCATCTCTAGTATAACCTTCACCACCTAATACATATGCATTAGATGAATGATTGTTAATTGTTACTGTTTTAATACCACTGTTGCCAGCATGTATAGCACTAACATATGCATTGGCACCATAACCAGAACCACCAGTAAATGTTAATGTTTGACCAACGGCATAATTACTACCACCATTTGCAGTAACAATTCTACCTAATGATCCTATCTTATATAAATCATTTCTTACAATTTTATATACAGAAACACCAGAAACATCATTTGCAAAATTATTAGCAAAAATTAATGTATGTGTAGTAACACCAACAATTTCATAAATGTCTTCCATCTTATTTACAATATATAATCTTACATAGTTACCAACTTCAAATGATGCAGTTAAATCTTGCGTTAAATCTGTTAATATATTTGTATCTTTTACAATATTACAAGATGTTATAACAAGAACGTCATCATTAATTTCATTGTAAAAACTATAAGTATCTAAAGTTGGTTTTGCTCTGTATCCGCCACCACCTTGATCTAATGTAACAAATGATAATGGATATACATTAAATGATTGATATGTGCCAATATTAGAAATTGTAATAGCATTAGCAACATTGATGTTTGCATATAGTCCATTTAAAGTTTCAATGGACATATTTCTTAAATTTACTTTACGAACGACTGAAGTATCTACTAAATTTATAGATGCTTTTGCTTCTGCCCCATATGGCGCATTTTCAAATCCACCTTTAAAATCTAAAGTTGAAACTGATGCATCATAAGATGAACTTATTTCACTTGTCTTTCTAAATCCAAAACCTGGATTAGTCAATATAACTTCAGTAACAGAACCCTTTGTTGTATTACCAACGTATGCTAAAGCACCCACTGGATTATTTGCAGTTGGATTTAAACCACCTACAATAGTAACTGGATCACCATTATATGGTATTAATGGATCATATCCATTATAATACAAACCACGATTTAATGGATCAATTTTAATCTCTGATAACGCACCAATTAGACGACCTGATACAGTTACATCAACAACACCATTATTGTATGTTGCATCTACAGTTTCACCAGTCTCAAATAATCTTTCGACATTTGAAACATAAATTTCAATATATGAAATGCCTAATTGCCGATCAATAGATTCAATGACTTTTTCTACTACGGCAGTTGCTTTAGATATTCTACCTGTTATTTTTGTTTTTTCAATATTAAAAATATTGTTGTCACTAGTATCAATTCTAAGTGCTAAAGGCAATACCCATTTACCATCAGATACTTTTAAGATATCAT